CACAAAAAGTATTAGATAAAGTTGCACCTGTAATACAGGCAAAACAAGCCAAAGTTATCGAGCAAACAAAAGTTGAATGGGCAAACCAATCAAAATCAGATCAAGAATTTGGTGGCGAAAGTTTAACTGACAACTTAGATGTTGCTAAAGCATCACTCGATACTTTTGGTACTGATGCTTTAAAGTCGCTGCTACAAGAAACAGGCTTGGGAAATCACCCCGAAGTAATTCGGTTTATGTACCGAGCAGGTAAGGCAATTAGTGAGGACAGTTATGTTGGCAATTCTGAAGGTGCTGTTGGTAAATCCAATGTTCCAAAAGATTTTGACGGCATAGCAAACGCACTATATTCTAATCAGCAATCTAAATAAGGAGTTATTAAATGGCTACTCTCTCAAATTCAAATTTAACACTAGCGGATTGGGCAAAAAGATCTGACCCAGACGGTAGAGTTCCAATCGTTGCAGAACTGTTATCACAAACCAACGAAATACTAGATGATTGCGTTTTTAAGGAAGGTAATTTACCTACTGGTGAACGTGTAATTATCAGAACTGGATTACCATCAGTTTATTTCCGTGCCTTAAACCAAGGTATTCCGGGAAGTAAATCAACAACTGCTCAAGTTGATGAAGCTTGTGCAATTCTTGAAGCACGTTCTGAAGTTGATAAAGACTTGGCAATGTTAAATGGTAACACTGCACAATTCCGTCTATCTGAAGACACTGCTTTCTTAGAAGCAATGAATCAGACTCAGGCTGAGACAATGTTCTACGGAAATCCCGGAACAGATCCTAAGAAATTTCTAGGTCTTGCACCAAGATACGGTGATCTTTCCGCAGATAATGCTGTAAACATCCTTGATGCAGGTGGATCAGGCTCTGATAACGCTTCTGTATATTTAGTAGTTTGGGGTGACCAAACAGTTTATTGTCCTTTCCCTAAAGGATCTAAAGCAGGTTTAATGCATGAAGACCTTGGTGAGCAAACTGTTTACAACAGTGATGGTACAAGGCTACAAGCTTTTGCTACTCGTTACCAATGGAAGAACGGTTTAGTTGTTAAAGATTGGAGATACGTTGTTCGTATTTGCAACATCGACATTTCTGATTTAGTTGGAGTTACTGGTACTCAAGCTACTACTGCTGCAACTGCACTTGTTAAATTAATGGCAAGAGCAACTTACAGAATACCTAACATGGGTATGGGTAGAGCAGCATTCTATATGAACAGAACAGTTCACTCTGGTTTATCAATTGCAGCGATGGATAAATCACAAAATGTTTTAGAAATTGAGAAAGGATTAACTCAATTTGGACAAGCAAAAAGCTACTTATCATTCTTAGGTACTCCAATCAGACAGGTAGATACCTTGATCAATGCTGAAGCTCGTGTAACTTAATAGTTACTTAAATTATTCTTTTATTTTTTTGGAGATTTTTACAAAATGATTACAGATGCATTGCTCAGAGTGAGCGAAGATCAAGCATTAACTACAACTGCTGTTTCTACAAACACAGTTGATTTAAGTGTTGCTAGAGACATCGGTGAAGGTACTGCTTTATACATGAACTTTGCTGTTACTACTGCATTAGCAAATGGTACAAGCGTAAAGTTTGAAGTTATTACTAGTGCAAGTGCAAACTTGGGAAGTCCTACTGTTATTGGCAGCAGCGATGCTGTTCTTACAGCAGCACTTACAGTTGGTAAAAACGTAGTAGTACGTTTTAATCCAGAAATTGCTGGTAAAGGCCAAAGATACCTTGGTGCTAGATACACAATATCTGGTACTTTTAACGCTGGTAAAGTTACTGCTGATATAGTAGAAACAATCGGTGACGGTAGAAAGTTCTATGCTTCTGGCTTTACCGTAGCTTAAAATTAAGAATGACTTATGCCTATTTACAAAGCTAAAATCAAGTGTTTCGTTGGTCAATCATTACGAGAAGCTGATGAAGAATTTGAGTATAACGGAGAATTTTGCAAGCATTTAGAACTAGTTAGTGGTTCTGAACCTCAGATACCTGTAGCGTCTACTACACCTGTCAAGGCTGAAGTAAAGGCAACTAATTTAGAACTAATGACTAAAGCAGAACTTGAAGTTTATGGTCGATCTATCGGTGTTGAACTTGATAGAAGACAAACAAAAGATACTTTAATTTCTAAACTTGAAGCAGCTAGTAAATAGGTTTAGTCTTCTTATTTATTTACAAGGGGGCTAGTGGTAATACTACTAACCTCCTATTTTTTTTAGGAGATGTAATGGCAACTGAAATAGATATTTGCAACCTTGCCTTGGCATATTTAGGTGATGATGCAACTATTGCTTCGATAAAACCACCAGAAGGATCTGCACAAGCGGAACACGCTGCAAGATTTTATCCTATAGCAAGAAACACTTTGCTAGAATCACACACTTGGAATTTTGCTGCAAAACGTGCAAGTCTAGCAACTACAACAAATACTCTTACTCAGTGGGAATATGCATATGTAGCACCTGCTGACATGATGACACCTGTTGCAATAATATCTCCAACTTCACAAAACGATTACGCTACAAGGATGTCATCTGGCGATACACCCGGTGGTATTACATCTAATTATTCTCCGACAATAGCAGCAGGGCAATATACACCACAACAATTTGCAGTAGAAGGAATTTATATTTATAGCAATCAAGAAAATGCAATGTTGCGATATCAATCATTAGTTACTGATTCAACTTTATTTTCACCATTATTTATCGTTACTTTGTCTTGGCATTTAGCGTCTATGCTGGCAGGGCCAATGATCAAAGGTGATCAAGGTATGGCACAAGCAAAAAAATGTACCGAAATGATGCGTAATTATTTGGCAAGTGCAAAACAACAAGACAATTCACATAGAGATATAACGGTAGAACATATTGTACCTTGGACATCTGGGAGGTAATTAATGCCAAATACAAGAACTTTTCTTAAATCATTTTCTAGTGGTGAAATTTCACCAGAAATGGCAGGTCGTATTGATGACAGTAAATATCAACAAGGTGCAGCTACCATGCGTAATTTTATTGCACAACCACAAGGGCCAGCAGAAAACAGACCGGGATTATTTTTTGTAAAAGAAGTAAAAGACTCTACAAAACAAACAAGATTAATACCTTTTAGATTTAACGTGTCGCAGACAATGGTTATAGAAATGGGTAATGAATATTTTAGATTTCATACTTTAGGTGCAACCTTACAATATGCAGATGGGTCAGCATGGAGCAGTAGTACTAATTATTCTATAGGCGATATAGTAAAACATAACAATGTAAATTATTACGCTAAAACAGCACATGTTTCCGCTAACACCTACGCACCACCACACTCATATTGGTATGCTTTACCTTCTGACATGACATATGAAGTACCGTCACCATATTTAGAAGCAGAATTATTTGCTATAAAATTTGTACAATCTTCTGACGTAATGACGTTAGTGCATCCAAATCATGAACCAGCGGAACTAAGAAGATATGGTGCTACTAATTGGCAATTTATTAATATAGATTTTACCGCAGCAATATCAGCACCAACTATTGCGTCTGTAGTCGCATATGTACCTAGTTCAGCAAGCGTTAATACTGACACTTATGAAACACATACATATGTTGTTACAGCAATTGAACAAGATGGAATACGAGAAAGTGAAGCTTCAAGTAGTTCATCTGTAAACAATAATATTTTTGTAACTGGAGCTAAAAACACTATTACATGGAACACAGTAAATGGCTCTTTAAGATACAGAGTTTATAAAGAACAAGGTGGTTTATTTGGTTTTATTGGAGAAGTAGAGAATTCTCTTGCTTCAACACATTCAATAGTTGACAATAATATTGCACAAGATTTTTCAATAACACCACCAAGATACGAAACTACATTTTCTGGTTCTAACAATTTTCCTTCTGCTGTTTCTTATTTTGAACAACGCAGAGTTTTTGCTGGTACTAATAATGAACCACAAACTATATTTATGACTAGATCTGGTACAGAAAGTGATATGTCATTTAAATTACCAATTAGAGATGATGACCGTATAAAATTTAAAGTTGCTGCTCGTGAAGCAAACAGAATAAAACATATTGTACCGTTAACGCAGTTATTATTTATGACAGAAGCAGCGGAATGGAGAGTTACTTCTGTTAACAGTGACGCAATAACTCCTACATCTATAGCAGTAAAACCACAATCATATATTGGTGCTAATAATTCACAACCTGTAGTTGTTAATAACAGCATGGTTTACATTGCAAGTCGTGGTGGTCATGCTAGAGAACTAGGATATAACTGGCAATCTAATGGTTTTATTACTGGTGATTTATCTATAAGGGCATCACATTTGTTTGATGGTTTAGACATTACAGATATGACGTTAGCAAAAGCACCAATTCCAATTGTATGGATGATTAGTAGCAATGGAAAGTTATTAGGTTTGACATATGTACCAGAACAACAAGTTGGGGCATGGCATCAACATGACACAGACGGTACATTTGAAAGCGTTACGACAGTGGCTGAAGGCAGTGTAGATGCAGCATATTGTGTTGTAAAAAGAACTATTGGACGTATGGGTACAAGAAATTATTCGACCCAACGTGATAGTTTTTTTGTAGATTCTGGCTTGACATATAACGGTACAAATTCAAACACAGCACGAACTGTCACTATAACTAGCAGCGGTAATTATACAAAAGGTAGTTCTGTTACTTTAGAATTTCCATCCTCAATACCTGTATTTAAATTTGGTGGTAATGGTCTTACTACAGATTTAAATGATGCAATAGTAATTGTAGATGGCACTGAAACTTATAGATGCGATATTACAGCAATTGCAGATAATCATACTGCAACTGTAAAACTAGATAGAGATTTGCCAAGCAGTTTACAAAATACAGCTATAACGTCTTATGAGATTGCAGAAAGAACATTATTAGGATTAAATCATTTAATTGGCAAAACAGTAAGCATATTAGCTGACGGTGCTGTACATCCAACGAGAGTCGTAGATTCTAATGGCGGTAA